GGAGAGGGCGACCAGAGCGTCGGCGGGAACCAAGGCGGCAGCGCCGAGGAGGAGTAGGTGGCGGACAACACCGCCAGCTCCAAATACATCCGCCGACTGCTCGGCGGCGCCATCCCGATCGGCGCCGTCGACAGGCTGGACGAGCGGCTGACGGAACTGCAGGAGGAGATCGACAAGGTCGAGGTCGGCGAGGTCAACCTCGTCCAGGGCGGCACTCCGTAGGTATGGCCGCTGTTCCGTACTCCCACGTGCTGGCGCCCACCCGGATCACCCTCGGGGGCACCCTCGCCTTCGTCGTCGGCGATCCCATACCGCTCGCCACGGCCGACCGGTTGGGCCTGCTCGACCCGCCGTGGTCGCTGACCGTGTACCCGCCGTACGCCGATGACGGCGACAGCGTGATCTTCCAGCACGGGGTCCTGAAGTCGATGGTGGCCGCGGCAGTCGCTGACGCCATCGACGGCATCGGCCCGGGCACATATGCAGGGGACGCCGAGCTGGCCGCCCTCCTCGACCCGATCATCGTGGGGGCCATCACCCGAGACGCCAACGGAGCGGCCACCAGCGCCGGCGTGGTGTGGCCTGACGGCACAGCCGGGGCCTACACCGCCACCACCGTCTCCTCCGCCTTCCCGGGCGCCGTGGACGCCTACACGGTCACGAAGGGTGCGCTGACCTTCACCCAGCCGGCCGTCACCCGCAACAGCGACGGAGCGGTCACCAACCGACCCGCCGTCACGGTGGCCTGATGGGCGTTCTCGACGCACCCGCTCTCTCGCCCAGCGTGGCCCGCCGCCAGCTCCGCCGTCAACGACGGCCGCTGCTCTCACGCTGCCAGCCGCAGAACAACCTCGCCATCTCGCCGGCGGGCGTCGAGGCTCGCACCTACAAGCGCCAGCACTACGTCATCGCCAGCGGTCAGTCGCTCCAGCTCCAGTTCTCCAACTGGGGCAACGGGGGCGTCAACCTCGGCGGCACCCCGGGTGTCGACGCTCCGGGCCTGAACACCATCTACGTGCGAGCAAGCTTCATGAACGCCTCGGGCTTGGTCGTCCCGATCACCTTCGGCAACCAGCGCACCGTCGCCGTCGTCCCAGGCGGTGTGGTCGTCTCCGACCCCATCGAGGCCGAAGTGGTCATCGGCCAGACCGTCTACACCTTCACCCTCCGGTGGCCAAGGCGGTGGCCGAGGCATTGACCAAGGCCCAGGGCGAGCGTGACGCCGCCGTGGCCAAGGCCGCCGAGCTGGAGGCCGAGCTGGCCAAGGCCAACGGCGGCCCCGCCGGCGAGTCGGAGGAGGAGGCGCTGGCCAAGGCCCTCGCCACCATGCCCGAGCCGGTGCGCAAGGCGTGGCTGGAGGGCCAAGAGCGCATCGCCAAGGCCGAAGCCGCCGCCACCAAGGCTGCCGAGGACGCCAAGGTCGAGAAGGACGCCCGGGTCAGCGCCGAGTACCTGACCAAGGCCAAGGGCACCGACTACTCCGGCCTGCCCACCAAGGCAGAGACGCTGGGCACCGTGCTCCGTGAGGTCGACGAGAAGCTGTCCGACGTCGCCAAGGCCGAACTGCACCGGCTCCTCAAGGCCGGGGCCCACGCCGTCACCAGCGGCGGCGACTTCCGTGAGTACGGCGGGGCCGGCGAGGACGTGTCGAGCGCCACCGGCGCCCAGGCCGCGATCGAGAAGGCTGCCGACGACCTCCAGCGGAAGGAGCCGAACATGGACCGGGCCACGGCCATCACCAAGGCCTACGACCTGCACCCCGACCTTGCCCGGGCGGCCCAGCCCCAGGGAGGTGAGGGCTGATGGCGACCTTCGCTCAGGATGGCGCCTTCCGGGCCGCACCCTCGGGCGGCGACTTCTCCGCTGACGGGACCGGCCAGTACAGGGGCGTCAAGCTCGCCGTCGGCACCAACGCCGACACCGGCACCGTTGTGCTCTGTGGGGCCAACGATCCCGACTTCGCCGGCGTCCTCCAGGACACCCCGGCCACCGGCGAGACGGCCACCTACAAGACCCGGGACGTGACCTGGGCCATCGCCGGCGCCGCCATCGTGCTCACCGACGAGCTGACCACCGACGCCGCCGGGCGGTTCGTGCCTGCGACCACCGGCCAGTTCATCGTCGGACGGCCCGTGTCGGCGGCGGCTGCCTCCGGCAACAAGTTCTCCTTGGAGATCCGACCCGGAGGGATCAAGTAAATGCCCACTCCTCGCCAGCTCGGCACGCCCAACAACTTCCTCACCAACGTGGCCCTGTCCTACGCAGGGTCACTGCCCGACCCCAACATCTACATCGCCGACCAGGTCTTTCCCGTCGTCGGCGTCGACCTGCCCTCCGGCAAGTACAAGACCTTCCCTCGTGAGGTCTTCTTCCAGGACAACGTCGGGCCTCGGCCCCGAGGCGGCTACCCCCGCCAGGTCGAGTACAAGATGGCCGAGGACGGCTACACCACGACGATCCGTTCGCTGGAGGCGACGATCAAGTGGGACGAGCGCCCGTCCTACGTCGGCCCGCCCAGCGGCTCGCCCGAGGCGGCCAACGTGCGACTGCTCCAGCAGCAGCACCTCATCAACCGGGACCGGCAGTGGGCCAACACCTACTTCAAGACCGACGTGTGGGGTCGCGACGTGACGGGTATCGCCTCCGGCACGCCGAACGCCACCCAGACCCTGCAGTGGGACAACGACGACTCCGACCCGATCTCGTTCCTCATGACTGAGAGCTTCGGGGCTGCCCAGAAGGTCGGCGCCGCCTACGCTCCCCGCACGCTGATCCTCGGCGTCAACGCCTACATCCGCCTCGCCAACCACCCGCTGCTGCTCTCCCGTCTGGGCGTGAACAACACCCGGATGCTGGACCGCACCGGCCTCGCCACCCTGCTCGGCGTGGACAAGGTGCTGGTGGCCCAGGCGACCTGGAACTCCGGCCCGGAGAAGGAGACCATCGCCGCCACGACGTCGGCCGCCTCCTGGAACTGGATCGTGGGCGCCAACGACGCCCTCCTGGTCTACACCGCCCCCATGCCGTCCACCGACGCCCCCTCCGGCGGGTACACCTTCGCCTGGCGGGGTCTGCTCGGTGCCCAGGCGTTCAACCCCATGGCCGCCGTCACCCAGGGCACCGACGCCCGAGGCAAGTTCGACTGGTACCAGCTCGACGTCGCCTACGACTACAAGGTCGTCGCCCCCGAGCTGGGCGTGTTCTTCTCCGGCGTCGTCTCCGGCTGATGCCCGGCATCACCCAGCGCCGGTGCCGGCTCGGCGGCGTCGACTACGACCGCGGCGCCGTCGTTCCTGACGAGGTGGTCTCCGATCGCACGGTGGCCATGGGCCTCGTCGTGCGCGTCGCCCCTGACGCCACAGTCGGCGCCGCCACGCTCACCGACGCCTCCGACGACGACCTCCTGGCCGAGGTCGAGCGCCGGAAGCTGCTGGCCGATGAGGATTCGCCTGCGCCGACGCCGGCCGACGACGACAAGGGCGACCTCTTCGACCCCACCGCTCATGCCATCCCTGACGTGCTGGCCCACGTGGACGCCAACCCCGGCGACCTCGATCGTGTGGTCGACGCCGAGCTTGGCGCGGCCAAGCCCCGCAAGAGGCTGCTGGACGAGCTCGACCGGCGGATGGCCGAGAGGCCGAAGGGAGAGGGCGACCAGAGCGTCGGCGGGAACCAAGGCGGCAGCGCCGAGGAGGAGTAGGTGGCGGACAACACCGCCAGCTCCAAATACATCCGCCGACTGCTCGGCGGCGCCATCCCGATCGGCGCCG